ATTGTTTCATAAAGAGGTGATGAGTAATAAATTGCATTATCAACAAGAGAACCAAATTTTCCAAAAAGTTCTTCAGCATAACCTGGATTTGTTGTCTCTAATTCCGCAGAAATCTCACCCAATCCATTACTTATGCCTTTAAATACATTTACATCATCAACCATTTTTTGCCATTTGTCTGCATCTTTTTCACTTGGTCCAAAATTGGCAGCCCATACACTTGGAGTTTTACAAGCAAGACCAGTACAATCAAGAAAACTAAAAATTTGTGATGCTAATGAACTTGCTTGATTTAAAATACCAGATACAGTCGAAAGACCACCAGTCAACCAACCAATTCCAGACATAATTGTGGAAAGTGCGTTTTCAATACTATCCATCACTTTTGCTAAAATTCCAGCAGTCCATTTCTCTACAGCACAAACTGGTGCATTGATTGTATTTGCTGCTAAATCACCAAGCAATCCTGCAATATAATCAATAATACCACCAGGGAGTTTTTCAAGAAGACAAAAAATTACATCTAATGTTTTTTTCATCACCTCCAAAACAATTGTTTGTTGTGGGGGAGGAACAATTAGACCTACAAGTTTTCTAAATGCCCAAGCAATACATTTAAAAATTGTATTTCTTAAATTATTGATAATTAATTTTATAATACCACCAATTTGTCTAGCACAATTTGCAATTGATTGCCCAATATCTACAATTTCATTTAATACTGGGTCAATAAAAGTGCCCAAATACTGGTCCAATCCATTTGTAAACGCAATAAAGTCCTGAAGTGCTTGAGTGATTTGGCCGATTATATTATTTTGACAACCATTTGGTTTTATAAATGCAGGTCTTCTTCCATTTGAAAATGCTGCTCCAATAGCATTCGTTGAAGAAGCAGGAATGTCTTTAAATACACCAGCAAGTTTATCTCCAAATTGTGGTGTAACTGAAACTCCATCAATATTGAAACCAAGGTCTTTGGTATAAGCAAGGTTTACTAAGTCTTTTGGAACTGGTGTGGTTTCTTTTGGTGAGTTTTTTGGGTCTGCTTGGTCTATCTCCTTCGCACCTCTAATATTTCGTTGAGTACTCGGTGGATTATTTCCAGGATGACCAGTAAATGGTTTAAATCTAGAACTTTTTTCCTTTTTAACTACATCTTCTGTTTGTAAATTCTTAACTCCATCACTACGATACAATAATCCAATAACAACAGGTTGTTGCCCATCATCACCATCCAAAAAGAAACCAAAACAAGTTTCTCCACCTCTGAGAGCTAATGTCCCACCAATTCCACCTTGTGCGCTTCCAAAAGAGGGGTCAAGCATAATTTGCGCCCAAGGCAAATCATCATCTGCTAAAACATCTCCATCAAAAGAATGATACCCTACAATTCTCACCTTACATCTTGCCGACCAATCACCTTGATTGGAAAATTGAGAACCTTTTTCCCAAGTGTCCTTTTTAGCAACTTGTCCTATCCACCAACTGAAACCATCCTTTCCAATATAATTGGATTTTAATAAAGCCTCTTCAATCATCGTAAATTCTACACTCCAGTTCGTATGGGTTTAAATCACAAAATAATTCAAATGAACTTGGTATTCCAATAGCATCTGGATGATGCTTTTGATATTCCAAAAGTTCTTCTAGATGTGATTGTAAATATCTTTTTCTTTGTTTATTTGATGAAGAATTTTCCAGTTCCTCACACATATCGTTAATAAGTTCTTGTAGTTCCATTTCTCTTATTTATTTGAACCATAAAGACCGTAACTATCACGAATTAATCTCAAACTCGTAACCATTTGCCCACCCTCAAAGTGATGTCTTAATTCTTTAATTAAATAGTATCCACTTTGCTCTTCATCTGATGTCATATTTGTACTTCTATCTATTCGTGGAAACTCTGCGTGAATAATTCCACCAACCTTCAAATTAACATTACAAGGAACAACCATATTTAGTGCTTGTGTGAATAATAAATTGTATCTAGAATAAGACATAGCCATATCAGCACCACTTCTCAACTTATCACTTAAAGAACCATCTGGTTTTAATCCTCCCCTATCTGATGTTCTCACCATAATACGAGAAATGCTATCACCAAATTCATCAGATACGGCAATACTTTCAGCACCACCCAATTTACTCTTAACTTGGTCCTTTACTTTATACTTGTAAATATCCAAAGTATTGGAATACAAATCATAAAAATAAGTTTTATTTACATACATACCAACTCTCAATGCTTTCATCAAATCAATATTCTTTTCATAATTATAATTCAGTATATTAAAATTAGTTTTTGTTTGGTTTTCCTCAATTACCTGTGTGAAAAGATAATATGGTATATTTTCTTTATCGGCACTATTAATTTGTATCTTTGTACTTGAAACTAAACTATCAATACTTCTAAAATTAAATCCATCTTTGTTTTCATAAAATAAGAAACCAGCAGTGCCTCTTGCTTCTTCACCAGAAGTTCCTGAATTTTGTCCGTTTGCTGGAACTGCTTTTGGACCTAACCAAGTTAAAACGTGAAATGGTTTGCGATTATTTCCAATAAAAGAATAATCATTTGATGTTCCTTCTATATTTTCACTCTTATACTTTTTGGTTTTTAAATCATCTTTAAGAATTTTGGTTACAGTAGTCTGTAAATTTCCCCTATAAATTGTTTCACATCTAGAAGTTTCATTTGTTAATCCTTCACGAGAAACAAGATTTAAAGTAAACATTTCATTTGAATGTTGTGCGTCAAGATTACTTACTTTATAAACATACAAATCATCAAGCACAAACTCACCAAAAGCAGTATCAACACTAATTGTAACTTTCTCTCCACCACGAATTGGTAAAATATTAAACAAGGACGAACTGTTCATTAGTTGTGCTATAGCAGTCACACAAGGAGACAAAATATCCTCAAAATAATCAAAGAACAAACAAGAGTTTGTAACATCAACAGTTGTACTACCATCCAAAGTTTGAATGGTAAAATAATTGGGTTTAAATGAACCTACTGCTGCTGCCATTACGTTGCGGAAAGATTGGTGAGTAACATAGTTTTCATAAGACTATTTACCACTTGACCTTCAGTTGGTCCAGGCATAATCACAGTTCCACCACCTCCACCCCCTCCAACGGGAATATAGACTGGTCTTTGACCTCCACCACCTCCACCCATCATTATAGGCATAATCACAGAAGCACCACCAGATTGATTATATGATGGATAACTACTCATTTGATTTATTAACCCTTGTTTATACATCTCAAGCATTTTGGGGTCTGCTTCTGGTCCACCTATTCCAGGTCTCTTTGAAGCATCCATTATTGCTTTAATTCTGGAAAGATTCGAATTTGGATCACTTGCTTCATTTGCAATAATAGATTTATGATACATTACATTTAATTTTTGTGCTTTTGCTAATTTTTCAACCAATTCAGCAGTTTTTAAATTATATTCCTTTTCTCCAGAAGCACCAGTTTCACCTTTTGTCACATCAGCATGTCCTGCAAAAATATGATATGCTCGTTTAGGGTCTTTCATCATTGCTTCAACTATTTTTTTTGCATTTGCTTCAGCACCTAATGCCATATCTGATTCTAAAATATTTCCACCTCGATTTGTAACACCCAATCCTCCTCTAAAATTTTTACCATAAGTCCCGAAACTAGAAACAAGTGCTTGAGAAACAGCAGTATCTGGACTAGTATTACTTGGAATTAATCCTGTTTTTTGTCCTTTTGCATTTGGGTCTGCGTGTAATTCTAAAACAAAAGGATTAGAACCTGCTCCCGAAACTCCTGCCTTTGGTTTGACTTTTACATTTCCACCAAATCTAAAATACTTATCAGCATATGGTGCAGAATTAATAGAACCTTGTCCTGGTGGTGCATATTCAAAATGCAAATGATCTCCAGTAGAACGTCCTGTGGTTCCAACATAACCAATAACTGTTCCAGGTTCTACCATCTGACCTGTTTTTACATTGGGAGAATCTCTGAAGTGTAAGTATCTTGTTTGTGAACCATCAGGATGGTCCAAATGTACTGTATTCCCTCCCCCATTTGTGAATCCAGCAAACGCAACTCTTCCTGGTTGAATTACACTAACTGGAGTTCCTCCTGGTTCTCCATAATCTGTGCCGTAATGTTGTCTGCCCCAACGCCATCCATAACTAGAAGTTATAATAGATGAACTTGGTTTTCTGCCTCCTTCTGCTTCAACGTCAGGAAGTTCTTTCCCATTTCCTGGTCCACCTTTAATATCTGGTTCTGGTTCTCCATATTCTAACATCATTTCATCAGAACCAGCAGCAGCTGCTGCTGCATTTACCACAGAAGCAAATGATTTATTAATAAATTCTTCAAATTTTCCAACCGACTGTTCGAATTTACTTATAGAATCAACAAAAGAACTAGACCCACCAGTAAGTGCTTTTTGTTTTGCTTCTTGTCCTTTTAATCGTTCAGCAAGTTTTTGTTTAAGAGCACTTCCACCTTCATATACCCTATCAGCAGTATATCCACCAAGAAAACTTCCAGCCATACTTCCAACAACAAAACCAAGTCCAGGAATAGGAATAAGTGCTTGCCCGATTGCTCCACCAAGCAATCCACCAGCAAGACTACCTACTGCCCCTGATGTTGCCTTTCCTACACTTTCCCCTTCTGCTAGTCCTTGAGCAAAATCAAGTCCAGCAAAGAGTGCATTACCAACACCAACTGCTCTCATACCACCCAATTTCAATCGTGGTCCTTTAATTGTTGGTATTGATGGTTTTATTTTTGGTGGTCTTTGTGGTTTTCCAAACTTTCCTCTACCTGGAAACATATTACCAACAAATCCAGCAAGGTCTAATGCTCCACTAAACAAAGAACCTAATAGATTTCCTGGTCTTCCAAAATTACTTGCGATATTTAAACTCGCAAGTGCTCTTATTTTTTTCTTGTCTGGTAGTTTTAATTTTTCTAATGACCTTTTTTCTACTTCTAAAAATTTACTAAAATTAATGTATTCACGTTGAAATCTCGGTAAGGAGTTTGACCTTGAACCAAGAGAAACAATATTATTAGCAGCAGCAACTAAAGGAGAGGAAAGTGTTTTTTTCATTATCCGTCAACGATATTGTAAACCATTCTAGAATAAAGAACCAAGAAATTATCAGGATTTCCTGCTGGTAAAAATGGAACTGATGGACCACTACCTTGTGAAGGTGGAGGACCACTCATTCCACCTCCTCCTGATTGTTGTTGTCCTCCACCACCCAAATTAATCGGCATTACAACAGGTTGTTGTTGCTGTTGGGATGGTGGTGGTTGTGAGACATTTGTTGCTAAGTTTTGATATTGTTTTCTTTTTTCTGGTGGAAGCATAAAATCTGGAGTTTCTGGTCCACCCACTCCTGTTTTTGGTGTTGGTGATGGTAATACTGGTGCTGGGGGTGTTCCAGAAACTGCCCCTTGTTTAGATTGTTCTAATGCATTTAGGTATTGTTCATTAGTAACTTGTGCTCTATTTCTACGAGATGCATTATCACTCCAGGTATAACCAGTTCTTGGATCTGGAACTGCTCTATATTGTTGTGCAATTGCTGCCCCAAATTGTTCTTTTGTCATTTCACCTTTCACATACTTTCCATATCCAAGTTGATTTAAATGAAATAAATGTAATTGTTTTTGTACTTCTGGTGTAAATTTTGTTTTAGTTGGATCAATTCCCATTTGTTTTGCCAAACCCTCTGCTGTTTCTGGCATAAATTGATATGCTCCAACTGCACCAGAACTATTGGGATATTTTGAAATATAAGACCTAAGATTACTTATATTCGTATCCAATATTTTGGGGTCTCCTTTACCTGAGTCAGCATTATAAGCATCAAATCTTCCCCCAGTTTCTGCACCTGCAACAAAAGATGCCAATCCTTCTATTCCAGGTCCTCCCATTAAATTTGGATTTGCACCAGGACTACCAGGACTACCAGGACTACCAGGACTACTCCCACCACCTCCTCCACCACTAGAAGAACCCTTTGATTTTTCGTTCTTCATATTAAATAATTTGCTGATTACATTTGCAAATCTATCAACAATTGAAGAAAATTTATCACCAATATCACCAGGAATTTCTGGTGATGTTTCTGCTGCTTTTGCTCGATCTTGTGGACTATCAGAAAGTGCATTTACTGCTGCACCACCAGCAACACCAAGTCCTAATGCACCAGCACCAAGAGCAAGCATTTTACCTTTACCACCACCCATCATTCTTTGAAGTCCTCTTGGTGCTGTCTTCCTTAATGGACCACCAGGAATATCAACATCAAGATTCAATCCTCCACCACCAGAAGGTGAAGCAACAGGAAGATTTGATAATTGTTTTACAATTTTGATTATAACTTGACGAATTAATTTTGCAACCTCAAAACTTTCAGTGAATGATTTTTTAAGTGCTTCTAAATTATTTCTTACCTTATCAATATTTCTTTTATTTCCAAAGAAGTTTATAAAACCTAACGCAGTCTTATAAACATTTAAAAACTTACCAAGAATTCCAATTGGTTTTGCGTCATCTACTTGTTTCAATCTTCTTTGATAATCAGAAGAAAATCCTTGGAGTGTTTTATTAATTGTATTCGTTACATTATTATTAATATTTGTAGATATTGTGCTTACGATACTACCTGTTGCTGAAGGTGCTGGTCGAGCTCCTGTTCTTTGAAAACCTACAATTTTATTCGCAGCACCATTCACAACAGAAGCACCAACTACAGAACCACCTGAAATAAAGTTCTGTGCTGCTGCTTTATTTGTATTCTGTCTTCCTACTATTTTTTCTGGACTAAGAACAGAACTAACCATTTTGTTGTTGCTGCTGTTTTAATTTTTCTTCTTCAATATGTTGCTGTAAAAGTGCTAAGTAGATGTCCCTTTCCCAAGGAATCATTGCTTCTATCTCAGTTAATGAATATTTATGGAACTGCATTAAGGCAAAATTAATTCTAAAATATGACTCTAGTTCCATATGAGCCATACTCAACCGAAAAAAGATGTTAAACCCTCCAACGTCACATCACTTTCGACTTTAGTTTTTGGGTTTGTGACTTTCACAGTATGAGAAAGTCTAGGCATCGTATCAAAAAACTTTTCAATTTCCTTAAACTGATTTGGGGTTAAAGTTTCAATCCAATCAGTCAATTCTTTTTTGGTGGAATCCGCAGCGGACCAACTTTCCTCTGCGTTAAAAATAACATCAATACAAGAAGAGATTATATCAAAAGACCTTTCAATATTTGAAGAACTTTGATTTGAACTAAAATCAAAATTAGTTTTAATGAATTGGTCTAATGAAGGATACTTCATTCTTAAAACCAAATCAGTATCAAGTTGAATGTCTTTCTTATGTTCTGGGTCTTCTTCAACTTTAATTTGGTCTATAAACACAGTTACTGGAACTTGTGTTTCTCCATCATCACCACAAGTTATAATCAAGTCAAGACTTTCTCCAACTGACTTACCACGAACATTTAAGAAAATATACTCAATATCAAAAGTAGGTAGTTCTTCTACTTTAACACCTTTAGTTACAATACAATCTTTTAATACTTGCTTGATTGCATTTGTAATCTCTTTTGTGCTTTGACTCTCAAGAGCAAGAATCAATATTTTCTCTTCTTTGACTAGAAATGGTCTGTATTTAATTGTTTTTCCAGTTGATGGTAAAACCAATTCGTATTGTGGAGTTGAAATCTTTGGTAAAGGCATAATTTATTCAGTTATTAAATTTATTTATTTACGCAACTTGCCGTAATTCTTCTCCATTACGTATCTTGTATATTGAAATGTAACTGTTGTTTTTACAATTTGACTTCCTTCATAAGTCAAAGGCATCGCAGTAATATTTGTTGGGAATGCTTCAAGCATTCTATAAGTTAAATGTGGTGGGAATCTTATATCATTTGGTTTTGAACTATCAAAATTTCTTTCAAATTTTGTAAGTGATATAATTCTCCTATAATCATCTGGATATCTAAATCGAAAGAAATCTCTTTTGTCTTTTCCTAGATTATTACCTTGTCCTTTTTCATTTGCTGGTAATTCACCAGTACCACCATATAATGGATTGATAAAGTTCATCCATTCTTCAAAAAGACGAATTAAATTATATTCACTATCCACATAAAAAGTCATTGTGAATTCTGGGAAAAGTCTTCTCGTTGGAAATCTTTCAATCGTTCCCTGACGACTTCCCATTTCTTCTGTTACGTCAAACTGTACTCCAGGAATAACTGCTTCCGCACAATAAAAGTCATAGATATAAGGATCTGTTCTATTATATTTGGGATTATTAATTACACCAGAATTTTTTAACCAATTCATCAACTCACTTCCACCATCCGTCAAATGCAATGATACTTTGAATTGACTTGTAAGAGATAGGTGACCAAAAATATCTCTTGCTGACGGCATCCCATTTAAAGGACTACCTTCAGTCATCTTAAGGTATAATGGTCCTATTTCTGGAGACCCACTTGTTGGAGTAGCCATCTATAAATATCTAAAATGCCTATACTATGTATGCCTCGTAACGAAGATAGTAAATATAGACAGGGAAAATACAGACCACACAATCCCCAAAAGTATGGTGGAGACCCATCAAATATTGTCTATAGGTCTTCTTATGAATTGAAGTTTATGCAATATTGTGATTTGACTGAAAGTGTGAATTCTTGGAAAAGTGAAGAGTTTTTTATTCCTTATCGTTCACCAATAGATAATAAGTATCATAGATACTTTCCTGACTTTTTTGTGAAGTATAAAGACAAGGACGGAAATACTAGAACTCTTGTTGTTGAAATCAAACCAGCAAAAGATTTAAAAATGCCCGAAACAAACCCAAAACGAAGAACAAAGTCTTGGGCTTACTCGGTAAAAATGTGGGCAATCAATCAAGCAAAGTGGGAAGCTTGCCGTGAATATTGTAAAGATAGAGGTTGGGAATTCAAGGTGTTCACCGAACGTGAGTTGGGGATAAACGTAAAATGATTGCAGACGACATTAGAAAACAAGCAGGCAACAAATATCGTAGTAGTGATTGGTGGACCAATTCACTAATGAATGAACTGAGAAATCAACAAAATAGAGATATTAATGAAGCAGATACTGGATTTATAAAACCAGGAGATTTGGTTTTCTTTTTATATTCCGCAAAGTATCCACAAAAATATGAATACTGGGATAAACATCCTTTGTCTTATATTTTAGACATTAGTTTCAATGAAGGTTGGTTTCTTGGAGCAAATCTTCATTATCTCAATCCTCAATATCGTGGAGGTGTCGCACAATCCTTTCTAAATAAAGAAGGAGTTGTAAACGCACCCAAGAAAACTTTACACAAATACCTCTTCTCTGGGGTAATGACTGAATTCTTTAAAGTGCCTGAAAAAGAATGGAGAGAAGTATCATTACTTCCAACAGAGAAGTTTGTTGATAAAAGAGGTCAACCAGTATTTAAAACCAAAGTTTGGGACGCACCATAGATGGCATATGAGACAATAAAACCAGACCCATACTTTACCAAAACTGATAGTGTTGGTAAAAAAGAGTTTATTCTTGAATATGACCCAGCAAATGGGAATGTTAAAATGTATGAAAGTGGTTTTACATCTTTTGGAACATTTCAATTATTTTATAATGGAACATTCGATCAAGCTCTTTTGGATAGACTTGGAGTATCAGAACAAGAAAAAAATACTTTGTATGCAAAAATACAAAATGATGTTAGAAATGCATGGACTGCATCAGGAGGAAATGCAAATAAGAAAGTATTACCACCTTGGGCAGACGCATCAAATCAAGGAAAAACACCCCAAACAACTACTGCTCCAATTGCTGGGTCTCCAATTACAGGATTGACTGATTTATTAAATTTATTTGGACCTGGATTACCAGGTATATCAGATTTAGATTTTTCAAGTACTAATGAAACGCAATTATTCAGTGGACCTGCAAATGCTGCTCTTCTAAAATATCCCCGTGATATTTTAGAAAATCAACAGGATACATTACAAATTACAATGTATAACTACCAAGCACCTCTTGGTGATACATTCCTTCCAAAGGGTGGCAGTATAGATACTGGAAAAATTTTTAAAAAAGGATTACAAAGAAATAGTGCTCTAAAAAAACTTATAGGAACTGTAGTTTTACCAATTCCTTCTGGGATTCAAGACAATAATGCGATAAATTGGGGTGATGATACGATGAACTCCATGAATGCTGGAGCAGCTGGTTATGCAATTAACAAAACTGGTGAATTTGCTGCTAACCTTGCTGCAATACAAACACTTGCAGCAGCAGCATCTGCCAAAGGGGTACAATTACCAACCAAAAATCTTGCTGGACTTGCAGTTTTGCTCGGGGGGGGTCTTTCAGCAGACAATCCTATGTTAAAACCTGCTGTGGTTTCTGCATTATTAAATAGTGCTGGATTTGAAGTTTCAGCAGAAACTATTTTAGCAAGAGGTGCTGGAATTGTTCCAAACTCAAACCTTGAATTGTTATTCCAAGGTCCATCAATTCGTTCATTTGGGTTCAGTTGGCGTATGAGTCCAAGAAGTGAACTAGAAGCAAAAAATGTAAAAAGAATTATTCGTTTCTTTAAGCAAGGTAGTTCTCCAAGAAAAGTGAATTCTCAATCTGGTGCTGGTGCTCGTTCTCTTTTTCTTGGAACTCCAAATGTTTTTAAACTTTCATACAAAACAGGAAATGAAGAAATATCTGGATTAAATAAATTTAAGATTTGTGCTCTTGTTAATATGAGTGTAGTTTATGCTCCAGACGGTACGTGGGCTGCATATGATAAAGGACAACCAGTATCTCTTACTATGTCTTTAAATTTCCAAGAAATTGAACCAGTTTATGAAAGTGATTATCAAACAAAACTTTCAGATGAGTTTAAAGGTGATCTTAGATTGGATAATTTCTCATCAGTAAAACCAGACGACGTAGGTTACTAAAATGGGATACTTCAGAGAACTTCCAAATTTCCAGTATATTGCGAATTTCCCTAATCAGTCATTTAATGATGATTATGTTTTAACTAAAAATATATTCAAAAGAGCAAAATTACGTAGTGATATTTCTAGTGCTATAACTGCCT